CATTAACAGGAAGCGTAGCTGCCGATGGTCAAACTCCTATGAGTGGTAGCCTTAATATGGCTAATAACAAAGTTGTTTCTGTTTTAGACCCTACTTCTGCACAAGACGCTGCTACTAAAACTTATGTAGATACTGCTGATGCGTTATCCCTTTTAAAAGCAAGCAATCTTTCAGATGTTGCTAATGCTACTACTTCTCGTACTAATTTAAGCGCAGCTAAATCAGGCGCAAATAGCGACATTACTTCTATTACAGGTTTAACTACTGCATTGTCAGTTGCTCAAGGCGGTACAGGTTTAACTGCACCAGGCACAACAGGCAATATATTAACCTCTAATGGAACTGTTTGGGTTTCTTCTGCATCTACTAATGTTTATGTTGGACAACAAAGTCAAGTATTTGCAGCAAACGGAACATTTACTATTCCTTCTGGAATTACCGCACTTAAAATTACAGTACTTGGTGGCGGTGGTGGTAGCGGTAGCGCAACAAGTAGTGTTGATGATTACGGTACTGGCGGTAATGGTGGTGGTGGTGGTTATGCTACTAAATGGCTAACAGCGCTAACCCCAGCTAATACTTTAGCAGTAACTGTTGGTGCGGGCGGAACTGCTGGTTCTGGTTCTGGTGGTACTGGTGGTACATCACAAGTTGCAAGTGGAACGCAATCAATTACAACTATCTCTGCTACAGGCGGTGGTGGCGGAATTTCTGGCGGGCCAAACAGTACAGGTGCGGCTGGAGTTGGTGGTGTTGGCTCAAATGGCGACATAAATGGAAGGGGTGGTTCTAATTACTATACTAATAGTATTCTTACTAGCAATACTGCTAATCCAACTACTGCTCCTTCTTCAGGTGTTGCTGGTATTTTAGGTGCTGGCGCTACTGGTGCAATTAGAAGTGCTGGGGCTGTTTCCACAACCAATGGTTCTGTTGGTGGTACTGGTCTTGTTCTAATTGAATGGTAATAGGAAAATAAAATGACAATTCAAAATTATTTAATAATTGAAGACAATGTTGTAATTAATACTATTGTATGGAATGGTGACACCGCTACATGGACACCACCATCAAATTCTATTGTTTTAGTTCAAGAAAATATACCTTCATTAATTTGGGTTTTTGATAACAATATTTTTGATTATGTTCTTGAAGAACAAATGGGCAATGGCAGTATTGGGTTTACATGGAATGGTTCTGTTCTAACTACTAATGAACCTAAACCTGTTATTAAGGATTAACATGAACTTTACATTTACATGGATTTTAGACAAGTTTGGCTTTCAACCTAAAGTTGAAACATTCGACTTTCCTGTCAAACCTGTTGCCAAAAAAGTAGCTAAAAAGACCGTTAAAAAAGCAACTACACGCAAACCAAAGTGAGCAGACATGGGTGATTTAGACAAAGAAGTTGTAAAAGAAGCTATTAAAGAATGGCTTAATGAAAAAGTTACCCAATTTGGTTGGTTTTCTTTGCGGACTATTGGCTATGCTTTATTTGCTTTGATAGGTTACGCATGGCTCTCAACTCATGGCTTTGAAATACCAAAATGATTTTAGAAACCATTATTGGTGCTTTAGTCCCTGTAGGAATTGACGGAATTAAAAGCCTAATTGGAATGTTTACTGGCGGAGTAAAGCCTTTAAATGTTGATGACCAAATAAAACTAGACCAAAACGACATAGCAAAGCTAGAAGCTATTGCAAAGCTAGACAATCCCTATGGGCAACCTAGTCAATGGGTAATAGACCTTAGAGCCTCTAGTCGCTATCTAGGGGCATTGTTTGTCATCGTGGTAGGCATAAGCACTTTGTTCTTGCCAGTAGCCCCCGAAATTCAAAGAATAGGTATTGAAGCGGCTAACATCGCTTTTGGTTTCTTATTTGGTACTCGCATTATGGCTAACCTTAAAAAATGAGTTTTAAAGAATGTCTTGACCTTGTATTAAAGTCAGAAGGTGATTGGACAGGCCCACAGGGTCTTAAAGGCGACCCTGGCGGTGAAACCAATTTAGGCGTTACAAAGCGTGTTTGGCAAGAATATGTAGGTCACCCTGTAGATAGCCTTAAAAAGCTAACCAAAGAAGATGTAGCACCTTTATACGAACAAAAATACTGGAGGCCTTGTTATGGAGAAGTATTACCTCGGGGACTCAACTTTGTTGTATTTTCAATGGCAATTAACGCAGGGCCAGGTCGTAGCATTAAATTGCTTCAGTCAGCTATTGGATGCGTACCTGACGGAATTATTGGCCCAAGAACAAGAGAGCTTATTTCCAATAGTAATAGTGCAACTCTTATCGCAAAATTCTCAGAAGCTAGGCGTGAATACTACCGTGCATTAAAAACATTTCCAATATTTGGAAAAGGTTGGATTGCTCGCACAGACAGGGAAGAACAAGAAGCGCTTAATATGGCAAGAAATGGTTAAGTCCTTGCCAAAATATATAACCAAAAGTAGCTATAAAGAATAAAGCCCCTACAAAGCCACAAAACTCACCATACGGGCTTTTCTCAGGTCTTTGTATAGCTGTGTAGTAGTCAGGCTCTTTAAACGCTTCCTGCTGTGTTCTGTAAGTTTTGCCCATTTTGCCTACGCTGCGTGTACTCATTTAAGCAATCCTTTAAAAATTAGTTTTAAATACAAAATAAAAGAATTTTGTTTTTTTGCGTTTTTAAACAAAATTTCAAGCAAATCCCTTCTATTCATTATTTCCCCAAATCAGCTTGTAATTGGTTTTTGCGTTTTTGTTCAATATGTTGGCGCAATATAGAAATAACGCCTTCTTCTACTAGCAACTCAAGTGCTTCTTTGTCAAAATGCACCATTGCGTCTGCTGACCCATCATTGTTTTCTTTAACGACTTCAATTACTAATTTCATACAAATCCTCCCAAGGCTTAGACATTAAAACATACCCAAATATGTAATGAAATGGGTTGTATTTTTCTATTTCTTTGCGTTTTTCTTTTGCCGACAAATGCGCAATGTCAAAAATAATAGTGTTATTGTTTTTAAACATCTTTGTCCTTTAGGGCTTTAAGATAGTTTTTAAGGGCCTTGTCATCCTCTTTAAAAATCTTATTAAACATACCCCTAGTTGGATGGCGTACTGTGTATGGTTCAAACCTGCCATGAAGGACATAGTAAGAAAAAGCCCTACAAGCCCATTCATTTTCTTTACAAGACTCTGCTTGGTCGCATTTGTCGCATGGGGCTTCTGCCTCAAAGACTCTGCGTATGTATGTATCCATATTCCCCTTGAATAAAAGTAGCAAGTCAAAGTCATGTTAAATTCTGCGCACACGGCTCATTTGAACTGTATCAATGACTTGCTATGTAACTAATTTATTGAAAATTCATGCAATTTAGTATTAGGACAAACCCTATGTTGTGGTAAATAAACAACAGGGCTGTATTTGGCAGTTACCATCAATGGGCGAGAAAGCCGCAAAATTACCCAATTACTGCATCCTACATTGACGGCTTAACGCCCTTATAAATGTCCTATTTTTGCATGACTTTTTCTTGAAATTTCATGCACTTACAAGCGTTTTAAAAAAAGGTGGGGTTTCCACCCAATTCCACTTCAATTTAATGTCTGCGTGTCCAAGACAAAAGGTGAGGTGGCAGGACATCCGTGATTGTATGGTTGTGCAAAGGGGATAGCACACCCGCCACCTCTTGATTAGTTTAACCCAGTTTTTAATTTGTAAATTTTCAGTAGGGCTAAGAACATTTCGTAGCCATCTCTTAAATCCTGTTCTTTATGTTCGTATATACAAACCTCGTTTGTAGTGCCGTTTATATAGACATTGGCACACCTAGCAGTAGGCGCTAGAACCTCCCTGTAGGCTGCAAGCTGTAGTGTATGCTCTAGGTAGGGTGTTAAATCACCAGGGGATTTTTCCGTAGTCTTAAAGTCAATTACTACCCCACCGAAGTCATGGCGTGGCTTGCAATAAAGGTCGCATTTACCGCCATAGCCTTCTTGATTGACTAGACTCTGTTCAGGAATCCATAGCTGCGCCCCAAAATGCGCTGTTATAGCCTCGTCTACCTTACGGACATACGCTGGCATCTCTGGTAGGTATTCTTGGTTGTAAAACGATTCTATGAAGTCATGTATAAGAGTTCCCCTAGTCATAGCTTCTTGGGACTTTTTCTTTGCCAACTCTAGTATTCGTGCTACATAGTCTTTTTCTTCTTCTTGCAGACCTTTTGGGTTTTCCGCAGCAGCTTTAATAGCTTCTGTTTGCAACCAAGTATTTAGGCCATCTTTAGATAATTGACCATTAATGGTAGATACCGATGGTACTAATGTGCCTGGATTGGCTTTGGCATCACGCAAGGTTACTGACCGTTCCTTGCCGTTTTTACCAGTAATGGTGTAGCGTGGTGCGCCAGTTAAGGCGCAATACCAATGTTGTGACATATTTTCCCCTTTGTACTGCTTAGTTAAGTAATTCTAGTATAGCTTCTCTATCTGTGGCGGAAATGCAACAATCCGCACAAGTTTGTATAACCTCACGAAGAACAGAAGCTAAGTCATTGACCTCAAATGCTATTAACTGTCTTTCTTCATCTACCCCAAAAGGCTCTGTAGAAATAATGGCTTTATCGCCAATAACATCTTTGATGTGACTTAGCATGACCATCTCCTAAAATGGCGTATCGTTTAAAATTTCATCACTACCAGCAGGTTTAAATCCCATAGGTTCTTTTACTTTACCTACAGAAACGCTAAAAAACTTACCAGCTTTGGGTGATTCTTTTACCCATGCAGAAAACCAATGTTCTTTGCCGTCAAGCATTATGCTTCCTGTAAAATCGGGATGATTTTCTGTGGTTTTTTTGGTATTTTTAAAGAGGCTTCCTGCCCCTTCTTTCATTTGGTAGGCCATTAGATTTCCTTTGCTTTTACTACTGGTTTAGGTGACGAAGCGGCATTACCGTCATCGTCTGCTTGTACTACTCCAACTACTGCTGCTAATGCGTACCTACGCATATAGGTTAGTGCCGACCCTGCGCCCTGTGCATCAGGCTTGGTAACAGGTACAGACATTTCTTGACTAATCCATTCGCCAGACTTATGGCTAATAATGGTCGTTAAAGACATAGACTTGTCCAATTCTGAATAAAGACCTGGAAACTGCATAACTGCCAGCCCATTCGCAGAAAGAAGGTCACGACAAGCGCCCCACACAGACTCAAGGTCAGCATACTTAGACTTAAAAAAAGGATTAGCTGAGTCTTTAACCGCATGGGACATTTTTCCTTGTACTGTAGCTAAGGCTAATGTTAGGTTAGCAATGGATTCACTTTGAAGCATGGTTGCCTCCAAAAACATTACCAAAGTCGTCAAATACTGATTGGAGTAGTTCATTGCGTTTATTTTTAGGTTTGCCACAAGCTGCACGAATAACATCAATATCGTCTTGTGCTAGGTCTGTTCCAAATTCCATGTTGTTTAACGCTATTTCTAAGCGCTCTTCCATTTCCAACATTAATTGATTTAATTCACCCATAAAATTCCCCTTAAATGGCATAGCAAAATTGCTATATAGACACTTTAACACAGGTGTATATAAAAAGTAAATTGTTTGCAAATAAACAACATAGAAGGTAAACTTTGTGAATGGACACAAAATTAAAACTAACCGACAGCGCAATTATTGACCTTTTAGGCGGTACGGCAAAGGTAGCAAGAATGTGCAAAGTAGACTCTGCTGCCGTTTCCAACTGGCGTGTAAGAGGTATTCCTGGCGATAAATTTATGCTTTTAGGGGCAAGAATAGAAGAAGTAAGTCATGGTTTGGTAACCAGGCAAGACTTATTTCCTAAAAACTATTTCTTAATATGGCCCGAATTGTTGCCAAAGCAAAACGCATTTATACAGATTGAAGATTAATGAGTGACCCATTTGAAATACTAGAGCCAACAGTCATTAGCTTTAGTGGTGGTCGTACATCAGCTTATATGCTTTGGCGCATATTGCAGAGCAATAATGGTTTGCCAGAAGAGGCTATTGTTTGTTTTGCCAATACAGGCAAAGAAGAAGAAGCTACGCTTGAGTTTGTAAGGGACTGTGGCAAAAATTGGGGAGTAGAGATACATTGGATTGAATACCAATGGGCAGAAAAGATTGCAGACCGTTGGAAAAAAGTTACATTTGAAACTGCTAGTCGCAATGGTGAACCGTTTATGGAATTAATACATGAGTCCACAGGTTATCTTCCTAACCCAGTAGCTAGAATATGCACCGCCAGGCTCAAAATACGAGCCATACATACTTATTTAAAGTCTTTAGGGTGGAAACACAATGAAAATATGGATTGGGTAGGAATAAGGGCTGACGAAATGCGTAGGGCTGCCAAAATGGACAGAGAGCGTACCCCATTGGTTACTGCTGGGGTTACTAAGCAAACTGTAGGTGAATTTTGGAAAGCACAGTCATTTGACTTAGGTTTACCCAATATGAATGGGGTAACTATGCACGGCAACTGTGATTTATGCTTTTTAAAGCCTACTCATCAGATTATTAGCCTTATTAGGGAAAAGCCGTCTAGAGCCGATTGGTGGATAAAAGCAGAGATGTCTGTCCAGACATCGAATAAAACTTTTGGGGATGGTGGTCGGTTTCGCAAAGACCGCCCAAGTTATTCAGAGTTAAAAGCATTTGCTTTGTCCCATGATGATATGTTTCCTACAGACGAAGAAGGAATACCATGCTTTTGCGGGGATTAAAATTACCTAATGTAACCATTTGCGCTATTGAC